CGTACTCGATTGACCCAAACACCGTCGTGATGCTCGATGCCTACGTGGAAAACACCACGAATGGGTCGCAGCCCATCGACCGCATCATCCTGCCGGTCTCGCGCACCGAGTACGCGTCCTATCCCAATAAGCAGCAGGTGGGCTTTCCTACCGTGTTCTGGATGGATCGCCTTATTGCACCGCAGGTGACGCTGTGGCCGGTGCCGGATGGCACGTCATCGCAGACGCTGAAATATTACCGCGTCCGCCAAATCCAAGACGCCGCCTATACCGGTGGGCAGACGGTCGAAATTCCGTACCTCTGGCTGGAAGCGTTTGCCTATAATCTGGCCCTGCGCCTCGCCATCATCTGGAATGCCGCAAAGGTGCAATTGCTGAAGCCGCTGGCTGATGAAGCCTATTCCGTTGCCGCCGAGCAGAACGTGGAAACGGCGCAGCAGTACATAAGCCCTCAAATTCAGGGGTATTTTCGGTGACCGGTTTATTTTATGTTTACGAGCATTGGCGTCTTGATACAAATACTTGCTTTTACGTTGGTAAAGGCAAAGGTAATCGAGCTTATATAATGAACACCCGAAACAATCATCACAAATCCATTCAAAAGAAAATGTTTGAACAAGGATTTGGTATTGATGTTAAAATTTTTGCTTTCGGATTAGTAGAATAAGCGCGGGTGGACACAAGTTTGAATACGTTAGGACCGCATAATGGGGTATGCTTCTCAATTAGGCCGTGCATCAATAAGCTCTCGCAATCCGAGGGCGGCAGCTCAATGCGACCGGTGTGGTTTTATTTACAATCATCATCAACTGCAATGGCAGTTTGACTATGCTGGCGCTGGCCTTATCAACAAGCGCATTCTGGTGTGTAACCCGTGCTTGGACACTCCTCAAGCCCAATTAAGGTCGATTATTCTTCCTGCCGATCCGGTGCCAATCGAGAACCCACGCGTTCAAGATTACGCAGCGGCGGAAACAGACAGCATCGCAATTAATGCCCCAACCGTAACTGACTTCTGGACTGGCATTCCTGTCCCATCGACGACGGATATCGTCACGCAAGACGGCCAGAACGTCACAACTCAAGTTGTAGGCAAGCCAACCGGCCTCGACCAGAATGCCGTCATGCCATTGCTCAACCAATCGTACTACCGTGTGGTGCTATCTCCGCTGTCCGTGACGTCGCAGACCGGCACCAGCACGATCACGGTGACGTTTTCATCGGCACATGGCCTTAGCATCAACGACCAAATCGCAGTCGAAGGCCTGACAAACAACAATGCAGATGGCATTTATAGCGTCACGGTTACGACTGCCACGGCCTTCACATATCAGGTCAACAATGCTATACCCGCAGGTGGGTTGCTTCAGGGCACCACGTTGATGGTAACGGCCTTGGTTGGCTTGCCATACAATTACAACCAAATACCACTCACCGGGGTTTAGAATGGCGAATATTACCTTAACCAATCTACCCACGGTAACTGGCCTTAACGGCACAGAGCCGCTTCTGGGCGTTCAATCGGGCACTTCGGTGCAGATTACCACGGGGCAGATCGCTGGCCTGTCAAAGGGCTCCAGCACGTTGCCGTTCCCCGTCTCGATTGGCGGCACCGGCGACACGACCCTGACCCAGTGGGGCTTGCTGTACGGCAATGGTACGGCAGCGATTGGCTCAATTGCGCCTCCAGCCGGTACAAACTATGTCCTCGTCGGCTCCGCTGGCTCTGCACCATCGTGGCAACCAACGATCCCCGTCACGGCGGGTGTTGATTCTATCTCGTTTGGCACCACGGGCCTTACGCCTTCGACGGCTCAGGCCGGTGTCATTACGGTTGCGGGAACCTTGAATGCTGTAAGCGGCGGTACGGGCCTCAGCGCCTATACCATCGGCGATCTGCTCTATGCGTCAACCTCCACGGCTCTCTCCAAACTTGCTGATGTAGCTACGGGATCGGTGTTGATTTCTGGTGGCGTTGGCGTGGCTCCATCTTACTCGTCGTCGCCAACCATCAGCGGCACAACAACATCTGGCTTCTTTATCGCCAATGGCGCAATTACTGGATCATTAAGCCAAGGTGCTTATACTTACGGCACGTTGGGCTATTCTGACAGCAACATCCTTGGCTCGTTTACAACATCCGTTAACTCTTACAACCAAATCATCGTTCAAAATACCAACGCTGGTGCCTCTGCTTCGACGAATATCATCGTCTCAAATAATCTCGGCACGGCAAACACCTACTTCGGCGAGTTTGGTATGAACTCTTCGGGGTTCTCCGGTACGGGCGCGTTTAACGCTGCCAATACCGTATACCTCGATGCCACGTCTGCTGACCTTGCCATTGGCACGACGACATCTAACGCGATCCACTTTGTGGTTAACAGCGGCGCGACTGATGCGGCGACGATATCTTCGGCTGGCGTGTTCTCCCTTGGTACAGCATTGGCTGTTACGTCTGGCGGTACAGGGCAATCTACAGCACTTACGCAATATGGCGTCGTTTACGGTGCATCTACGACTGCTATGGGTATTACAGCAGTAGGCACCACCGGCCAAATTCTTGTAGCTACCACTGGCGCTGCGCCAAGCTGGGGCAGCTTGCCATCAAGTGCCGCTGTAACGTCAATTACATTTGGATCAACAGGCTTAACACCTAGCACGGCAACCACGGGTGCTGTCACGGTAGCCGGAACGCTTATCGCGGCCAACGGCGGAACGGGCCAATCAACCTATGCAGTAGGCGACCTTCTTTACGCTTCGACCATAACGGCGCTGTCGCGTTTGGCTGACGTGGCTACTGGTTCTGTGTTGGTTTCTGGCGGCGTTGGCGTTGCTCCTGCTTGGTCTGCCTCGCCTACAATTACAACGTCATTAACAACGCCATTGTATATTGGTGGTGCGGCTGCATCATCCAGCATTACGATACAGTCAACCTCTGGCGTTGGCACGACTGATAGCATTATTTTCAGGACTGGCAGTCAAGTACAGCGCGGCAATATTGACACGTCTGGCAACTGGTCGATTGGCTCATCTGGCACGTCAACTGGTGTCAATCTGCTTACTAACGCCCTGATTACTGGCGCTACAACGGCATATGCTCACTTAAATAGCGGTGTCATCCAGTCAGGTGTGACTGCAAACGCTTATTCTTACGTTTCTAATATCTCAAGCGTTGCTGCATCATTCACAACAGGTACCGTTAATCATTTTTATGCTTCTCCGGGGTCGGGCGGCGCTGGTTCAATTATTACCAACCAAACTGGTTTTTGGGCGGAAAGCACTCTTGGTACGGCTGGTGCTGCTACTGTCACCAATGCCTATGGCTTCTACGGTAACCTCGCGGCGGCAACGAACCGCTGGAACCTATATATGGGTGGCACGGCCAACAACTACATGGCTGGCGCTCTGGGTGTAGGCACAACATCGGTCGGCGCGGCGGGTACAATCACGGCATCGAGCACAATTTCCGATTCCATCGGTAACGTCCGCACCATTATCCAGAATAGCCAAACGACGGCCTACACGCTTGTGGCGACCGACAACGGCAAATACATCAGCATCACGACCGGCGGCGTCACGGTTCCCGCCTCAATCTTCACGGCTGGCCAGAATATCGTGATCTACAACCAATCTTCATCGGTGCAGACCATCACGCAGGGCGCGTCTGTCACCATGACCTTGGCTGGCTCCACAACGACCGGCAACAGATCGCTTGCGGCCAACGGTGTTGCTACGGTACTATGCACTGGCTCGAACACGTTCGTTATCACTGGGCAAGGTCTGACGTAATGACGACGGTTTCCATCTTGGCAGGGCTAGGCGGCGGCGGGTTCAAGGTAGCGAACTCATTGCGCTTTCGCTCGTCTGCAAGTGCGTATTTGAATAGGACGCCAGCAACCACAACCAATCAAAAAACTTGGACTTGGAGTGGTTGGGTCAAGCGCGGTATTTTAGGCGCGACAGTTCAGGATTTATTTGTCGCGGACGGCGGCGCAACCACTGGTTTTGAGCTTAGGTTTGACGATACCAATGCTGATTGCATTAAGATTATCGATCAGCTTTCAGGCACCGTAAACATTAATTTGACGACGACGCAGGTTTTTCGCGATCCTAGCGCGTGGTATCACGTTGTACTTGCTGTGGATACCACTCAGGCAACGGCAGCAAACCGTTTAAAACTATATGTAAATGGTTCTCAAGTTACCGCATTTAGTACGGCAACATACCCAGCTCAAAATTATGCCACGCAGGTAGACAATAATACTGCTCATTACCTTGGAGCTTTTGCCGCCGCTGGGACAAAATCTAGGTATTACGACGGCTACCTTGCCGAAGTAAACTTCATCGACGGCCAAGCCCTTCCTGCATCATCATTCGGCACCTATGACACCAATGGCGTATGGCAGCCAATCAACTTCAGCGGCACTTATGGCACCAATGGTTTTCACCTGACATTCGGCAATACGACATCCACGACCACGCTTGGCTATGACACGTCTGGCAATGGCAATAACTGGACGACGAACAACATCTCCCTGACGGCGGGTACGACCTACGACAGCATGACGGATAGCCCTACGGTTACGTCTGCGTCGGTGGCAAATTATGCTGTGATGTCGCCTATTGATTCAAATAATCCGGTATATTCTGGAGTTTCAACATCAAATGGAAATTTAACTTTTTCAAGTTCTGCATCTCCAAGTAACAATATGATTGCCGGGACAATTGCAATGTCTTCTGGTAAATATTATTTTGAAGCAACCATAAATTCCATTGGCAATAATGCTGTGATTGGTATTGTTTCAACTTCAGCTAATATTACTGGCACAACAAACTGTTTTGTTGGAGTATTTTCTAATAGTTATGGTTATTATTCCGCCACGGGGAATAAAATAAATAACGCAACATTTACTGCGTATGGTGCAACTTACACAACGGGCGATGTTATTGGCGTAGCATTTGATGCTGGCACTGGAACGCTTACTTTTTATAAAAACAATACTTCGCAAGGGACGGCATTCACAGTAATTCCATCGGGAAATTATTTACCATCTGTTTCCGGTTATGGCGGCGTAAGTGTGTCTTTAAACTTCGGCCAACAGCCATTCACCTACACCCCGCCAACGGGCTTCAATGCACTGAACACCTATAATTTACCTAGCCCAGTCATTGCAAACGGGGCGCAGTATATGGCGGCTACGACCTATACGGGTACAGGCGCGTCTTTAACTATCAATAACGGCACCAACACGACTATCGGCACGACATTTCAGCCGGATCTTGTGTGGATGAAATCGCGGTCTGCTGCTACAGATCATGCGCTATTTGATGTTGTCAGAGGCACAACTTTAGAACTTATATCTGACAGCACTGCTGCGGAAACAACGCAAGCTACAGGTCTAACTGCATTTGGCTCAACTGGGTTTACGATTGGCGCTGAAGCCAAATTAAACACCAGCACCGCCACCTACGTCGGCTGGCAGTGGAAAGGTGGCGGCACAGGCGTCTCCAACACCAATGGCAGCATCACGTCCACCGTGTCGGCTAACACGACCGCAGGGTTCTCTGTGGTGACTTATACGGGTACGGGTGCAAATGCGACCGTTGGACATGGACTTGGTGTTGCGCCATCTATGGTTATTACAAAAAGCCGCAGTTTAGCGGGAAGCCATTGGACAGTTTATCACATTAGTCTTGGTAATACGGGTGCTTTATTATTAGATACAACAGCTTCTACATATACCAGTAGCACTTATTGGAATAGCACATCACCGACATCAAGTGTGTTTTCAGTTGGTGTTGATGGTGGCGTAAACAATTCTGGTTCAACTTTTGTCGCTTACTGCTGGGCCGCAGTAGCTGGCTACAGTGCATTTGGATCGTACACGGGTAATGGCAGTACGGATGGACCGTTTGTGTACACAGGATTTCGTCCTCGTTATGTATTAATTAAACGCACAGATAGTACAAGTGATTGGTATATTTGGGATACGTCAAGAGACACATACAACGTAGAAGCGGCTACATTGCTTGCAGATACATCTGGTGCAGAAACATCGGCTACGTCTATTGATGGTCTTTCTAATGGCTTTAAATGCCGTTCTGCTACGGTTGTTAATGCTTCTGGTGGAACATACATATATGCGGCGTTTGCAGAGTCGCCTTTTCAGAGCGCAAGGGCCAGATAATGCCAGCAGCAATTGATTTATCAGGGCAAAGATTTGGAATGTTAACCGCTATAAAACGGACGGGAAAATTTACGCCAGCGGGTCAGCATATATGGGAATGTGTTTGTGACTGCGGTAAAACTTCTGAAACCAGAATTGGTAACTTAACTTGTGGAAGGTCAAAATCTTGTGGCTGCCTCCAAAAAAGAAAAGGCAAAGATCATCCTAATTGGAAACATGGATTAAGCAAAACTAAAAAGTATTATAACGAGGGATTTATGCGCGTAAAATACGGCATAACCCCCGAAAAATATAATGAAATGCTTGAAAATCAAGGCGGCGTTTGCGCTATTTGTAAAACAAAGCCGCAATTTGATACTCGGAAAAAACGTCTTTCAATAGACCATTGCCATACCACAGGGAAGGTTCGCGGACTATTATGTGATGCATGCAACCGTGGTATAGGTATGCTAAAAGATGACACCAGCGTTCTTATGAATGCTATAAATTACCTCAACTCCAGCAGGGCTCGATAATGGCAAACACTTACACATGGGTCGTCAACAGCATGGCTTCTTACCCACAAGCCGAAGGTTACACGGACGTTGTCTGCACGGTTAATTGGGCCTGCAATGGTACGGATGGCACCTACACTGGCGCAATCGTCGGCTCCACGGGCGTTAAGCTCGACCCGGCTGCGCCATATACCCCCTATTCGCAATTGACCCAAGCACAGGTCATTAGCTGGGTACAGGAAACCCTTGGCGCTGCCCAAGTAACGGCCACGGAAGAAGATGTAGCGGCGCAGATCGCAAACAACTATTATACCCCAGTTGTCCTTCCTAACCCTTGGGGCTAATCATGGATATGCAAACCATCATTAACGTTGGCGGGACAGCTTTACTGGCTTCTTTAGGTTATTTTTTTAAAGAAAATGCCGATAAGGTTAGCCGACTTGAAATGCGAAACCATGATCTTGAGATGCGGATAGCTCAAGAGTATGTCCGCAAAGATGAACTGACGAACCACTTGACGCGCATCGAGAACATGCTCGGCAAAATTTTTGATAAGCTCGACAGCAAGGTGGACAAATGACCAATACCCTTACCCCTAACAAGCTTTTCCAAGAACCTGCATCGGGTGATACGGGCTGGAATACGCCCCTCAACTTCAATTTTACAACGATGGATCAGGTTTTTGGTTCGTCGTTTCCAATCAGCACGACGGGCGGCACGACTGCGCTGACAACCAGCACAGCGGCTGTAAGCGGCGTCTATTGGTGGACCGCACAACAATTGGCTGTGACGGGAACGCTGACGTCTAACGCCACGATTACGATCCCCACGACATTGGGGTCAGGGACAACGGGCGGCTCGTGGATCATTAACAACGCCACCACTGGCTCGTTTACCTTGACGTTCCAAACGGCCACGGGCACGGGCGTCACGATCGCGCAGGGTACTTCGGCCTATGTCTACAGCAACGGCACAAACGTTCTTTATGCCGACAACAACGTCACCAATTCTCTGACAAACCCAACCTTCGGCAACGTGACAGTCACGGGCACCGAAACCATTGGCTTGCCTGCCGCACAGACGGTTACAATCACCATTGCATCCCCAGCGCAGGTTTCAGCCTCTGTTGTACCAGTTGTTAACACCCCCGTGGTGTTTACGACTAGCGGTGCACTGCCAACGGGTCTTACGGCTGGCACGACCTATTATGTGATCAACCCTACGGCGTTGACGTTCAACGTTGCGACCACGATCGGTGGTACAGCGATTAATACGTCTGGTACGCAAAGCGGTGTGCAGACGGCCACGTTTTCGTCCCAGTTCGCTGATGCTCTTAATATTACTAGCAATAACAAGCTTTCTCTAAATCTGCCCAATATTGCCGAAACGGCCACAGTAGCGGCCACGGCGGCAACGGGTACGATTAACTATGACGTGCTGACCCAGTCGGTATTGTATTACACGACCGCAGCCACGGGTGACTGGACGCTCAACGTTCGCGGCAACTCGCTTACCACGTTGAACAGCTTGCTGGGCGTTGGGCAATCCTTGACTTTTGCATTCCTTGTTACAAATCAGAATGTTGCATCGCAATCGGTGACAATTTCGATTGCTTCTCCTGCTGTTATTACGGTTCCTACAACACTTCCTGCAAACGGAACACCCGTTGTATTCACAACATCTGGTGCGTTGCCTACTGGCATCACAGCGGGTGTAACTTACTATGTCATCAATGCATCTGGAACAACATTTAATATCTCGGCAACGGTTGGCGGCAGTGCAATTGTTACTTCTGGTACACAATCAGGCACTCAGACAGCGACTTTTTCGGGTCTTTATAATACCGTGTTCCAAATTGATGGCAGTACCGTAACCCCTAAATGGGCGGGGGCTATCGCTCCAACAAGTGGAAATAACGGCGCTATTGACGTTTATACTTACACAATTTTTAAAACTGCATCTGCAACTTATACTGTATTTGCAACGAAGTCGAAGTACGGATAATGCCAACGATTATTACCGCTGGAGCGGCATCTGCAAATGGATTTGGGGCTGCTGGAATCACTTCAGCAGTAATGAAGCAGATATTTTTAACTACCCCCAACAGTCTTTTAACATGGGTTGTTCCGTCGGATTGGAACAATAGCAATGCGACAGTTGAAACTATTGGCGCAGGCGGTGGCGGTGGTTCTGCCGATTCTAATAACAACGTTGCAGGCGGTGGCGGCGGCGGTGCTTATTCGAGAATTGGGAACCTTAATTTTACTATTGGCAATTCATATAGTTACCAAATAGGCGCTGGCGGATCTGGCCCAGCAGGAACATCAGGGTCATCCAATAATGGCACGGCAGGTGGCGACACTTGGTTTGGCGCTTCGACCTATGCAGCCTCCTTAGTAGCAGCCAAAGGTGGCGGCTTTGGATATGGCAACTATCAAGGGGGAGGAAGCGGGTCGGGTGGATCGGCGGCATCTGGTATTGGTGACGTAACTTATAGCGGTGGTGCTTCGGGGAACGGCGGCGGCGCGGCTGGCCCTAACGGAAGTGGTTCAGGAAGTAATGCTGACGGGGGAACCGTTACGGCTCCTTCGGGATATGGCGCAAACGGCAATTCTGGAACTGAGTTTAATGCAACTCATGGTTGCGGAACGGGTGGCGGTCCAAGGACTAACCAAACAAACGGCGGCAATGGTGGTGCGTATGGTGGCGGCGGCGGCGGCGCATACGCTGGCGGAAGTCCCGCAAGCGCAGGAAGTGGAGCGCAGGGTTTAATTGTCATAACTTACTATGTGGCAGCTTGATTTTGACAGGATGAATTGACTAATGGACCCATTTACCCTTATCGCTGGCGCGACTGCAATTTACAACTCTATCAAGTCCGCCGTCGATGCTGGTCAGGATATGATGGAGACTGCCGAAAAAGTGAGCAATCTTTTTGGCAAAATAGGCCAAATCGTTACAATTGCATCCACGCCGCGCAAGAAAAAACTATTCCAATCGCAGGCCGAGTTTGAAGCCGAGGCGGTAAAGGTGTATGCCGTCAAAGCCAAAGCCCTCGATATGCAGCTTGAAGTCAAAAACTTGTTTGTTGGTCAATACGGAAAAGCAGCATGGGAAGGCATCCAACGGCAGATCATCGAGATGCGGAAGGATGCGGCTAGGCAGGCTGCTGCGGCGCTTAAAGAACAGGAAGAAAACCGCAGGGATTTGGTTATGGTTAGCAGCATAGTCGGTTTTCTAATATTGGGTATCGGTGCAATCGGTATTTTCCTCATGATCACGGTGAAATAAAATGCTTCAGGCTTTAAAACACATGTTCACAGGAGTGGACAACGCAACTTGGGATATTGGCCGCATTCTATGGGCCAAAATGTCGATTGTTTATTGTGCAGTTAGTGCTTACCACGCCGTGCAACACGGAAACTTTGACCCTCAAAATTGGGCTATCGGCGCAAGCGCCATCCTTGCAGGTGGGGGCGGCGGCCTAGCATTAAAGTCTAAGACGGAGCCAAGCAATGTTTCTTCTGCTTCTTAACCCTTGGGTACAGCGGATCGCGATCGTCGTCGCCTTGATCATCGGCTACGCCATTTGGGCTAACCATGAAAAAGACCTCGGCGCTGCGACCGAGCAGGCTCGTGAGGAAACGATCGCCATCGAGCATGCACAAAAGGTTGACGCTGTTGCTGAGGCTGTAGACCAGTCTGTGGCAAAAGATAATACCCCACAAGACACCCTTCAAAAGCAGTGGAGCCAACCATGAAACGTTTATTGTTGCTTGCCATGTTGCCTCTTGCCGCATGCATGCCCAAGCCAGAAACCAAGATTCTCGATATGTCCTGCAACTGGGTAAAGCCTATTTATGTCCACAAGGCTGACAAGCTAACGGACACGACGGCAAGCGAAATTCTTGCCCATGACGACAAGTGGAAGAAGTTCTGCGGGACCAAATGAAAAACAACTTCGAGCAATGCTTTTACCTCGTGCTTAAAAATGAGGGCGGATATGTCGATAACCCTGCGGACCCCGGCGGTGCGACCAACTTAGGATGCACTAAAGCAGTTTGGGAACAGTATATTGGACATTCGGTAACCAAGGACGATATCAAGGCACTAACGCCCAACGACGTCATGCCCCTGTACAAAGCCAAGTATTGGGATACGATAAAGGGAGACGATCTTCCTGCGGGTGTGGATTATGCCGTCTTTGATTTTGCCATCAATTCGGGGCCGTCCCGCGCCGCAAAAGCCCTTCAGTCGGTACTCAATACCAATCCAGACGGACAAATCGGACCCGCCACGCTTCGCGCTCTTGAAACGTCAAACCCTCGTGAGATTGCGACAAAAGTATGCGAAGCCCGATTAGCCTTTTTGCAAAGTCTGTCAACCTATGCTAATTTCGGTAAAGGCTGGTCGCGGCGTGTTTCGGAAGTCGAAAACACGGCATTTAACATGGCTGGGTAATAGAAATGACCACGACGACGACAGCTCTATCCTACAACGCATATGTGACCCAGATCGCGACGATGGCGATCTTGCAGCAGACGCTTGTCACAACGGGCACGTCGCCAAATAGCCTTGTTACCTCGTCGGATGTTAACTTCCAGAACATCATCTCGCAGATGCTCAACTACGCCGAGCTGCGAATCAGCCGCGATGTCGATTTTCTGGCGACCCAGAACCAGCAATCATTCTCGGTGGCATCCGGCACGAATCAATTGCCGATTAATCCAACGGTTGACTTTGTCACGTTGCAGACCATCACGGCCACCAACAACAGCACTGGCGCGGTATCGACGCTTACGCCTGTTTCCAAGAGCTTTTTGCAAAACGTCTACGGCACGGCGGCTGGCGCAGGTGCGCCGCAATATTTCGCAATGTTCGGTGGTGACCTAGCTACTGGCGGCCAAGCCCAGCAGAACGTGATTTTTGGCCCTTGGACCGACACCAACTACACGTTTAACGTAACTGGCACGACCCGTCAGCCTACGCTCTACAATTATGCTGTTTCTGGATCGGCGGACACGACCTATACGTTTATCAGCCAGAACCTGCCGGACCTGTTGCTTATGGCTTCGATGATCTACCTGTCGGCCTACCAACGCAATTTCGGTCGCGAATCAGATGATCCGCAGATGGCGCAGTCTTACGAGAACCAATATCAGCTTCTCCTAAAGGGCGCGATTGTCGAAGAATCCCGCAAGAAGTTCCAAGCGGATGGCTGGACATCATATTCGCCATCCCCTGTTGCCACGCCGACGCGAGGATAAGCCATGCCGCATGCAACAATGCAGCTTATCCCCGGAATTGATACAAACGAAACTCCCGCCCTTAATCAGGCGGGTTTCTCGCAATCGCAGCTTGTTCGCTTTATCCAAGATCGTACAGGCAAAGGCCTCGTGCAGAAGATCGGCGGCTGGCTTGCTTGGACAACGAGCAAATTTACCAATGCATCGGGCGTAGGCAACGTAAACGAACTTCGCGCTTGGGAAGATTTGAGTTCGGTCGCACGTCTGGCAATTGGCACGTCGACTGGCTTGTTCTATGCCCCAGCATCCAGCACCACACCGACGCCCATTACGCCGCAGACGATTGCATCCGATTCGGTAGTCAACTCATCGCAAACGGTCACGATTACACTGGCCAATCCTGCCGTCGTGACGCCTTCTGGCGCGGTTCCCATTAATGGAACCCCGATCGTATTCTCGACGACTGGTGCGTTGCCTTCGCCTTTGGTTGCAGGCACGGTTTACTGGGTCGTAAATTCTGGGGCTACGACATATCAGGTGTCGGCCACTGTTGGCGGCACCGCCATCAGCACAAACGGCAGCAGCCAGAGCGGAACTCAAACGACCACAATCCCGATCGCGTCGACGACCTCTGGATCATCGACGGTAACGATTTACGATCTTGGCGTCGGCGTTCAATCCGTTACGTTCGCAAGCAGCGTAGTAACCGTTGGCACGGCGGCTTCTGGCGCGGCGGGTATTGTCCCCACGGCTGGGACGCCCGTTGTATTCTTGGGGTCGGTGCCTTCCGCCTTAACGGCAGGCACAACCTATTACGTGATCAACCCAACCACTACGACGTATCAATTGGCCGCGACCGCAGGCGGCACAGCCTTGTCGTTCACGACTGGCACAGGTACGCAGTACATTCCAAATCTTTTTCAAGCCGGATACATCGTTAATATCCAGACGCCGATCAGCATCGCAAACCTGATTTTAAGTGGCGTGTACGCTATCCAAAATACGACTTCGTCGCCGTATTACAATGTATACACCATCAGCGCTTCAACCGCCGCTAACGCAACTTCCGCTGCTGCGGCGCTGCCAACCTTTGCCCTGACGAATACGGTCAACTATGTCACCGTCACCTTGGCAAACACCAACTACATTGCAGGCCAAACTATCACGTTTCTATACCCTACGACCTCGTCCAACGTGACGATCTATGGCAACTACATCGTTGCATCAAACCCAGCGCCAACGTCGTCTACGTTTCAAATCTCGGCAAGTACAGCGGCCAACGCTACTGCGACCGTAACCATGAACAATGGCTACGCGCATTTTGTGTACTATTTCAATATTCCGTCGGGTTATGGCGGCGGTGGGTACGGTTCTGGCGGTTATGGTTCTGGTGGTTATGGTGTTGGCATTACGCAAGGCACAACGACCGTAAACACCATCACGACGACCGACTGGACGACCAACAACTTCGGCGAAATCCTTGTGGCAAATCCACAAGGTGGGCCAATCTATTATTGGTCTCCAACTCTTAACTCTACAAATGCTTATCTGCTGCAAAATGCTCCACTTGCTAACCAAGGCATTTTTGTCGCCATGCCTGCTCGTCAAGTAGTAGCGTATGGCTCGACGGCGACAGGCATTCAAGACCCGTTGCTGATCCGCTGGTCAGATGTTGCCGATGCTACTAATTGGACCGCTGCGGCAAATAATCAGGCTGGGTCATATCGCATCTCTGAAGGCTCATTGATTGTTGGTGCTATCCAAGCACCGCAGCAAGCTCTAGTCTTTACTGACCTTGCCGTGTGGGCAATGCAATACATTGGCCCTCCATACGTCTATGGGTTCAATAAAATTGGCGATGGCGCAGGATTGATCGGCAAAAAAGCCGTTGGCTTGATGAACGGCGTTACATTTTGGATGTCGCCACAAAAATTTATGCTTATGGCCAATTCTGGTCCAGAGCCTATTCCATGCCCTGTATGGGATAAGGTGTTCCAGAATATCAACACGAACCTGTATTCACTCATCCGTTGCGCCACGAACAGCACATTCGGCGAAGTGACTTGGTATTATCCATCGACCAATGCCACCTACAACGATAGCTACGTCAAGTATAACATTGCTACCCAGCAGTGGGATTATGGGACGCTTGACCGCACGGCGTGGATCGACCAATCTGTTCTCGGTACGCCAATTGGCGCGGCATCTGATGGCTCAATTTACCAGCATGAGCTTGGCTACAATGCTGGCTCTGCGGCCATGACATCGTCGTTTCAGACAGGCTATATTCAACTTAATGAAGCAGACAATATGGTCTTCGTTGACCAGATTTGGCCTGACTTTAAATTCACCACGGCTGGCGGCGGCACGGGTGGCGCGACCAATTCAGCTACAGTTTACATCACGTTCTATGGGACAAATTACCCCGGCGATACGCCGACGGTTTATGGTCCATACCCCGTGACATCCAGCACTGAATACATCTCGGTACGCATTCGCAATAGGCTGTTGTCTATTGGCGTTTCGACCGCAAACGGCAGCGGCGTGTCAGCCAGCAGCATCTTCTACCGCATTGGTGCCTTGCGCTATCGGTATCAACTGGATGGGAAATTCTAATGGCTAGTTTAGACGATATCCTCACTACCCAGAAGAATGGCGTACAGGCTATCAATGCCTACGTGCAGGCCTTGAACCTGCATGCTGGCACAAACAACACCAAGGAAATCGGCGCGGCGACGACGACTTTGATTAAATCGAGCAGCGGCTGGCTGGCGACGATTAGCGTAATTGCTGCTGGGTCTACAACGGGCTATCTTTATGATACGAACAACGTGTCGTTGCTAACGGGCAATCGCATTTATGCAATCCCGTCTACGCTTGCTATCGGCACTTACCAAATCCAAGTGCCATTCGCGACTGGCCTCGTTCTTGTGACAGGCACAGGCTCCATCGTTTCTATAGGATACACATAATGCCGCTGACCAAAGGTACGTCCCAAAAAACGATTGGCCATAACATCGGCGAGATGGTTGCAGCAGGCCACCCGCATAACCAAGCCGTGGCAGCGGCCCTGAACACGGCGCGACACTCCCGTTCTACTGGCGGCGGTTTGCCTCGGCACAAAGTACATGTCGGCGCGATCCACAGCCCCGTGGCTGGCCGCACCGACCATCTGCCAATGAACGTGCCGTCGGGTTCGTATGTCTTGCCTGCCGACATCATCGGCGCAATGGGTGAAGGCAACACAATGGCTGGCTTTAAGATCGCCAAGCGCATGTTTTCGTCAAAGCCGTACATGGATCATGGTGCCACGCCCTACGGGGCCGGTAATGCGCCCTACAATAGCCCCAAGGCTCCGTATAATGCTTCCGGCGCACCGTATAACGGCAGCGCTGGCCCATACGGTTCTCATTTGGCCACGGGCGGCGCAGCACCGGTTGAGATCGTTGCAGCCGGTGGCGAATATGTTATTGAACCAGACGACGTCACCCGCATCGGTGGTGGGGACATTGACCACGGGCATGAAATCCTCGACCACTTCGTGACCGGATACCGCAAGAAAACGATTGATACATTGAAGAAACTTCCCGGCCCAAAGAGAGATTAAAATGGAACCAACGATTAGATTAGGAACACCCGCCGACGAAACCGCCATGCTAAAGCTGGCGCTAGATGCGTGGGAAGAAAATGGCATTAAGGACGTTAACCCGCAGAAAATGCTAGGCATGATCAAGCCTGCTTTGTATCTTTGGCAGGGGCTAGTTGGAATTATCGGGGAGCCGGGCCAAAGGATTGAAGGCGCGGTCCTTTTACGAATGAGCCAGATGTGGTATTCGGATGCTTGGATGCTCGAAGAGAAGGCAATTTTTGTCGATCCCGAGTTTCGAAGCGCAAAGGGCGGTAGGGCGCGTCGCCTTTGTGATTTCTCGAAGAAGGTTGCTGATGAGCTTAACCTTCCATTGATTATCGGCGTTCTGTCAAATCATCGTACAGAAGCCAAAGTGAAACTATACGAGCGCTCGTTCGGCCCACCGGCTGGCGCTTTCTTCCTATACAACGTCCAGACCGGACACGCGGAGCAATAACATGGGTGGTAAAACTGGAACAACGACTTCAAGCGTAGCCATTCCACCAGAGGTATTGGCTCGGTACAACGCTGTCAATACTCAAGCTCAAGCTACAGCCGGTACGCCGTTTCAGCAATATAGCACTGATCCAAACGCGTTTGTGGCCCCCCTCAACCAAGAGCAGAACGCGGCAACGGCACAGACAAATCAATATGCTAATGCGGCCCAGCCTTCAATCGCATACGCCCAGCAAGGCTATACCCCTGAGGGTTTTCAGCAGGGCGTTCAGGGTTATATGAACCCATTCTTGCAGAATGCTATGGGCTCAACGGCGGCCCAAATGAATAACGTCAACCAGCAGCAGCAACAGCAAATGATGGGTTCGGCTATTGGTGCTGGCGCGTTTGGCGGCGATCGAGCCAATATTGGCCTTGGTGCGCTTGAAAACCAGCAGAACCTTGTAGAAGGCCAGACGCTCGGCAACATGGCAAGCCAAGGCTTCCAGAGCGCCGCACAGAACTATCAGACGGGCCTAGGCCAGATCGGAGCACTTGGGGTTCAAGGCCAGCAGGCAGGCTTGCAGGGCGCTCAGGCCATGTTGGGTGCCGGTACGCTGGGTCAGCAAACGACGCAGGCTGGACAGTCGGCACTGTACAACCAGTTCCAGCAGCAGCAGGCCTATCCATTCCAAGTGGCGCAGTTCCTCGCGAACATCGCGGAAGGCACCGGCGCACTGTCTGGCTCGACCACAACCACGGCGGCACCGCAGTCATTCTTCTCCGATGCACGGCTCAAGGAAGACATCAAGCGCGTTGGCACGGCCAAGAATGGTCTGCCAATCTACACCTTTAAGTACAAGGGCGATGATACCGAGCAGACCCATACCGGTTATATGGCTCAGGACGTTGAAAAGGTTCATCCAGAGGCCGTCGGCGAATCGAATGGCTTTAAGACCGTTAATTATGAACAAGCTTCGAAGCCGGTGCATCGGGCGTTTGGGGGTTTAAATTTAAACCCAGCATCGACCCTGATGGGTGGAATGGGCCAAGGAAGCCAAGACCCATTGGTACTACCTCCCGTCAATGGTGGCGTTGTTCCCAATGGAAATCATAATGGGCATGACAATGTTGAGCATGGCAGCTTTGGTTTTTCTGACATGGGCGGCCAGCAGGCATCCGACCGTTCTGATGGCGCATGGGCCCGAGGCGGTGCCGCAAACTCTGAAGGTGGCGTCGTAGCCCCGCAGCATGCCGCAGAAGGTTATTTTAACGGCGGCGATGTCGTATCGCCGTATGATCTATCGGCTATTCTGGCCGCGCAGAAAGAATCGTATGCACCGTTCCAGCAAGGCGGCATTTATGGCGGCCAAGCTGGCGGAACTCCGGGCGGTAAAAGCTATGTCCCTTCGGCCTCCCTTGCTGTTCCGCATCTTGGCGTTGCAAGCGCAGCATCAGGCCAGCATGGCGATACGCTTATGGGTGACTTGCAGCAGGCCACAAGCGGTGCTGACACGGTCAAGAAGGCCTATGGATACGGTCAAGATATTATTGGCCATCCTGCTACTGCTGCCAAGGCGGCTATTCCTGCTGACCCAAAAACTGGCGCAGCGGCTGTAGCAGCCGTCCCTGCCCAAAATGCAACTGGCCTAGAGTGGTTAAAAACCCTTGGTCAGCCACAAGGGCAGGCCCACGGCGGTGTTGTTGGCTATGCCGACGGCGGCGGCGTCGAGCCTTACCAGACCGACGATCCAATGTCGCAAGTGGTTTCGGACACCGAAAAAGACAAAGGCCAGCATGGCCTTATGACGGCTCAAACCCCTACTGGGCAGTCATCGAGCACGTTGGGTGACCTTAGCAAGATTGCGGCTATCCCCGGCGAAATTTCTGGCCTTGGTACGATGGCTTCTACCATTGGTTCTGGCGTCGGAGCTGCAGCAAGTGGCATCGGCAGCTTCCTTTCATCGCTTGGGCCTTTTGCTCTTGCGCTGAAGGATGGCGGTGTTGCCGAGCGCGAACATCATGCCGATGGCGACAGAGTTGGTGATGCTCCAGCAGGTGGCGTTGTTGCTCCTGCAGATGATAGTTTTGACACATCGAATGATGGTTTCACGAGTGCGGTTCCTCAGCATTGGAAGCCATTACTTTCTGCGATTAAGCAGCCAGAAAGCGGCGGTCAATACGACATTCAAAATGGCGGCAAGGGTCGAGTTGACCTTAATGCGCCACATCCCGGAGTTGTTGGGCCAGATGGCACGAGCACCGCTACGGGCGCTTACCAATTTGTCAAGGACACATGGGATCGGACAACTGGCAACGCGCCAATGACCCCTAAAAATCAAGATGCAGCAGCGATTAAGCTTGCGTCGCAAGATTACAATAAGCGTACCGGACGCGATCTGGATGCTGACCTTCAAAGCAACGGTGTTACGCCAGAAATGAAGGCGGCGCTTTCCCCGACATGGGCAGGCCTTGCAGATCGTCCAGCGCCGAATGCCGCGCCAGC